AATGCCAGAGTATTCCATAATGTGATAGTAGAGGACTTTGATTTAACAATAGATCAATTAGAAAATGTCCGGTATGGAATGGATTTTGGTTTTGTGCATGCTTCGACTTTAATGGGTACTGGATACAGAGATGCAGACATGTATATATTTTTAGAACATTATTATAAAGAACATACGAACGGTGAATTTATAAATAAAGTTGAACAGTCAGGATTTGATAAAAAGAATCTGATAACAGCAGACTCAGCAGAGCCGGACAGGATAAAAGATTGGAATATGTCAAATTATAAAGTGAGTGGAGCAAAGAAGGGAAAAAATAGTTTGTATGATGGGGTAGATTATTTGCAGAATATACCTACAATACATATACATAAAACTAAATGTCCTAATGCTGCAAGGGAGTTTTTAAACTTCAAAAGGCGTGAATTGAAAGACGGGACGATTACAGAGCAATTTGTAGAGCTTGACGACGATACCATAGCGGGTGTAAGATATGCAAATGAAGAGTTCTGGGGAAAATCGAAACCAGGAGTAATATTATATGTTTGACAAATTGAAGAACAGATTAAGGAAAAATAGTTATTCATCTTCTTTCACTAGTTGGTTCGGGCTTGCTAATAGTGAAGACAGTAAGACAGTTAATTTATCTAATGTTTATAACACCAATGCCTATGTTAATATTGCTATTAGTAAGATTGCTACAAATTTAGTCAGGGCAAAATTACAAATTCTAAATGATGCAGATAAAGAAATTACGACAGGACCGGTGTATAACCTTTTCCGGGATGTTAATAATATGCTGTCCACAGCTCAGTTGATAGAAGCTACTGCCTCCTGGATTTTAATGAGAGGCGAGGCTATATGGGTTTTACAGGGAAAAAAACCTGGAACAATAACAGGTGTTCCGATACAAATATTTGTAGTGGATCCATTATACATGGCACATGTAGTGAACAAAGAACAAACAGAAATTGTGTTATGGAAATTTAAAAGGGACGGAGAAGAGATTCCTTTTCTTCCTACTGAGATAGTACATTTCAAACAGTGGAACCCCATGTCAGCTTGGCGGGGTGTAAATCCTTTAATAGCTGCACAACCTGAATTATTGAATGATCATTTAGTTGATAAATCAAATAACACGTTGTTACAAAATGGTGGAATACCTGCTGGACTATTAACGACAGAAGAGGAGATTACACAGGAGCAGGCGAAAGAAATTCGGGATATGTGGGAAAAGGCTCATGGTGGTGTAAACAAAAAAGGAAGGACTGCTGTTCTGGGAGCAAGCACAAAATATCAACCGCTTGCTTTATCATCTGCAGACATGGAATACTTCCAGAGTAAAAAATGGAATAGAACAGTAATCCTGGGACGCTATGGAGTACCGGCAATAGTCGCAGGTTATAGGGATGACACATCCTCACTTTCAGGGAGTGATACGAAAGAACAGATGCAGTTTTTTTGGAACCAAACGCTCATACCTATGTTAAGGTTTTTAGAAGACAAATTAGATACAGAGTTCTGTAGACGGTTCGCTCCAAAAGTAAAAATTAGATTTGATCTCTCACAGATACAAGAGCTTCAAGATGATCTTGCAGAGCTAGCTCAAAGAGTTCGGGAAGATGTAAAGGCAGGAATACTGACACAGAATGAAGGTCGGGAAGAATTAGGGAAAGAGCGAGTGCCCTGGGGTGATACCTGGTGGAAAGATAGCAGGTTGGTTGATGTCAGTGTTCCAATAGTTCCACAGCCTCCAGCAAAAAACAGTATGACCATATTCGATAAACCAGAGCCGGAGGAACGGTGGCCGGAGTTATTTATTAAACAGCATATCTGGAAAGTAAAAAAAGACAATAAGATTCTATCACACAAATTATATACAGTATTAAAAACATGGTTATATGATCAGCGTAAAATAGTATTAACCCAACTTGCAAATGAAGGGGAAACTAACCCGTTGTTTTGGAGTCAGCAAAAGGAATTTCTATCGCAGCGGCTGCTTGATGTGATGGATAATATCAGAGTTATAGCACTGGAGAATATAACAGATATAGTAAACACGAATGGGATAGATATTGATTTTATAAAGGATGGTGTGTGTGGTGATGAGTATGCAATTTCAAGACTCAGTGATTATATTAAAAACTTTGTTAATGATTCTATTGCTGAACATGATCTTGATAAAACAAGAGACAAGTATAAAATTGCAACGGAACGATTACACGAAGTAGCAGATAGAGAGATTGAAATTATTATTAATGATATGAGAACTAAGATATTTACAACATTGAATCTCAAGAAGTCTTTATGGATTCAGCTTGATAAACCTGTTGAAGATATAGGATTGCAGATATTCAATAAGAAAATAATTTTAAATAAAACGATACCAAAGAAGGGGCTTGTTACAATAGAAAAGAATGAAGCCATTGTCGAAGAGGCAGTCACTGAATTTTACGATGGGATAAAACCGAAAGTAAAGACGGCTGTGGATAAGGCAAAAAGTCCAGAGGCTTTAATAGCTTTTTTTGTAGGGCTCAAACTTGGTAGCGATTTTGTAAAACACATGAAACCAGTAATTGAAAAAGTATGGGCTGCAGGTGCAAAGGGTGTATACGGAAATAAAGTATATGACTTGTCAATTAAGAGAGCAGCTGAGTATATTAAAAACAGAGGGTTGCTATTAAAGAAGTCCCCGGAATTTGTTACGAACAGCATTGTCAATATGATTGAAAGCAAAGGTGATATTACTATTGAAAAATTGACTGCTGAAATATATAACAAATGGGAAGAGATAACAGAAAGCAGGGCGGCCGTAATTGCACAAACTGAAACAACAGAGGCACTGGCAAGGGGTGCAGAAGAGGCAATGATTGAACTCGAAGTACCGTATAAAAGATGGGTTAATATGGGTGATGATAAAGTTAGAGATGAACATTTAGACGGAGCGACCGGAGTTTATGCAAAAGTGGGTAAACCTTTTAAAAATGGAATGGATGGCCCCGGCGGATATGGTTGCCGGTGCTTTTTAATTTCAGCTACTGCTGAAGAAGCGGGAGAAAAATAAATGACTGGAATAATTTATTGTGCAGAAAATAATATAAATGATAAAGTTTATATAGGTCAAACTATGCACTCTTTGAATATCAGAAAAAGAGATCATATGAGAAAGGCAAATGATTTTCATTTTAGCAGAGCATTAAAGAAATATGATAATTGGAATTGGAATATTATTTGTGACATAGAGGCACCTAATAATAAGTTATTAAAAGAGTTGTTAGATATAGCAGAGAAGATGTATATAGAACAATATGATAGTTTTAAGAATGGATATAATATGACAAAAGGTGGAGAAGGGCGATCTGGTTATAAATGTAGCGAAGAAACAAGGGCAAAATTGAGAGCAGCAAACACAGGAAAAGTATCAGGTATGAAGGGTAAAAAAGCATCAAAAGAAACCCGAGCAAAACAAAGTGTTGCAGCCAAAGGTCAAAAATCATGGAACAAAGGCAAGAAACTGGGACCACGTTCAGAGGCTACTAAATTAAAAATATCAGAAAAATTAAAAGGTAAGACTAATGCTTTAGGGCATATTGTATCAGATGAATTGAAACTAAAGTTAGCTAATAAATCCCGCATGCATAAACATTCAGAGGAAACGAAAGCTAAGATAAGCAAGTTAGTAAAAGGTGAAAAAAATCCTTTCTATGGGAAACATCATTCAGAAGAAACAAAAAAGAAATTAAGCATGGCAGCTAAAAAGCAATGGGCTACGAAAAAAGAAGCGGAGGGGTAAGATAATGGGTAGTAAGAGATTTGATATTTTTTTAGAAAAACATTTCGGGTTTGGTATTAGATGGGATAGGATCTCTTATCAATTAGATATATCAATTGCAATGCCTTTCTTTACTATTTCAATAGGAATAGGCAAGGAGATATAATATGGATTTGATAAAATGCAAAATAGAAAATAAAAATGTTGTAATGGATAAACTACAGCTCAATAAATGGTTTATTGAAAACTCTGACAAAGAGGGAGTAGTTAATAAACAGATTGTAATTTATGACACTGTTAATAATATTAAAAACGGTGAGTTTGTAATGTCTAATGGGGATCTTAACAGGCTAGGAATGCGAGTTGACCCGCAAGGTTGGGATTTAAAAAACTACAATGCTAATCCTGTTTTACTCTGGAATCATGATGACAGTATTCCAGCAATAGGTAATATGAATAATGTGCGTATTGACGGAAAGAGCCTGGTTGGTAAACCTGTATTTGCAGATAAGGAAGTGGATGCTTTTGCATGGAGCATTGGGCAGAAAGTAGAATCAGGCATGTTGACTTCCGGGTCAGTTGGGTTTATGACTTTGAGAGTAGATGTCGAGGAAAAGGACAATAAATTACCTGTTGTAATAAGCAGAGAGCAAGAGTTATATGAATTTTCAATTGTGAATTTGCCGGCTTTAGTAAGTGCGGTTAAGCATAATCTTCCTAATGACAAGGAAGATGATTATATGGAAAAGCTCTTTATAGATAAAGAGCCAGTAGAAGAGAACCAGGAAATCACTGGAATAAGTCTTTTCAATAAAACAGAAGAAAGTACGCTTAGTATTTTCAAAAATAATGAGGAGTAGATAATGGAAACTATTATATTAAAAACAGATGCGGAATTGAATGAGTTTGTAAATGAGATTACAAACAAAGTTGAAGCGATGAACGCAGAGGCTGTTAAGATTGGTGATTTTGAATTGGTCAAAACGGAAAATGCTGAACTAAAATCAGCTCTTGAGGCTAATACTGTGGAACTTGCTGCACTTAAAGAATTGCAGAGCCATAGATATGCTGGGAAAAGTGAAGACGAAAAACTTTATAATATCGGAAAATTTTTATTTTCGATGAGACACAAAAACAACGCAGCTATCCAGGAGATGGGCGGAAAAATCCAGATGAACCCTGGTAGTGAATCCGACTGGAAAGAGGGAACATGGAATGTCAACGCAGCTCCAAATATTGGAACACCGATCAGAGGTGATGCAGCAACTGGATCTTATTTAGTACCAAACGAAATTGCTGCAGAAGTATTGAGAGTTCCGGACGATCCATCAGCAATGATGGGACAGGTAAGAACAATTCCAATGAGTGTTAGAAAAATATCTTTCCCTGGAAAATTAGCAGGTGCAAGTTTCACATGGGTAACAAATGAGATAACAGCAAAGACAGAAACTAACCCAACTTTCAACAGTGTTGATTTGGAAACGGAAACTGCTGCTGCTTGGATTGCATTTACTGAAGAGATGAACGAGGACAGCCTTGTAAATCTCGGGTCTTACTTTACCGAACTTTTGAGAGAAGCATGGCAGACGGAATTTGACAAACAGTGTCTTAATTCTAATGCTGCACCTTTTACGGGTGTGCTTCATAATTCAAGTGTAAATGTTTTAAATCTTGGGTCTGGTAGTACTTCTTTCAGTGATGTGACTTTTGATGACATGAAAGATTTAATTGCTGAACTCGATACACAGTCAAAAAGAAACGGTGCAAAGTTTATTATGCACGTGACAGTTCTTGATATCTTTAAAGGAATTAAGGATGATAACGGTCGGTATATTTGGCAGGAACCTGCTGGGAATACTCCAGGTACAATTATGGGATATGAATATATCCTTAGTGACGCAATGCCTGATGCAAGTGACTCCGCTGTTTCAACTGCATTTATTGCCTTCGGTAATCCTAAACATATTTTACATGGTAATCGTGTAGGTATGGAATTCAAACTATTCGATCAGACTTCAGATGGTCTTGTGTATGACAGATTGTTCTTAAGAGCAAGACTACGACAAGCATTTGTAACTGGCATACCTTCAGCTTTTGCAGTTATGAAAACAGCCGCAAGCTGATTTTAAAAGCCTCCCTGTATAGGGGGGCTATCACATATGGTCTTTAAATACGTAATTGACCACACGGAGAATTATTATGAGTATAAACGCATATGTATCAAGTTATCTTGCAAAAGATTATCACACTGAAACAGCAGCGACAGCAATTACTGAAACAGTACCTGGACGGAATGGGAAACGTCTTGCATTGGTAGGGTTCGATTATCTGAATGGATCAACTGCACACACATTAAGTGTAATGCACTGTGGGTCTGTTGCTGGTTCAAGGAACTCAGCTGCCTCAGCTGCAGCCATTTCTCAGAAAGCTCTTATTTGTACAACTGCTCCAACAGATCCAGCAGGAAATGCAGCTGCCTCAGGTGATATTATCGCTTACCAGGTAACCGGAGGGACATGGGAATTCAACACAGTTTCTTCAATTTCTTCCAGCACAATTACACTGGGAACTAATATTGCGGTGGCAATTCCAGCAGGTGCAGCAGTTAGAATCTTTGGTGTAGTTGGTGATGGCTATTGTTTTAATTTTGGGTTGGCTGCTTCGGTAACAACTCATTATGATGATACCATTCTTTGCCAGGCTCCTTTTGTTGGCGATCCATTATATGTTTATGATGGGAATGCAAGTAATGCAGGTTTTCTAAATAACATGTTGTTCGCTTATATAG